TTGAATAATTCCAGAAGGAGCAGGAATAACTGCTGTTGGAATATTACTTCCGTTATTTGTTGTTGAGGTGTAAGCACCCGCATTAACAAATGAAGGAAGAGCGTTTGCAATAGACAAATAACTCCAAAATAGATTATTTTGAACAATCATTGTAAATATCCGGCAAGAGTTCCAGTAACATTTGCTAATGTTGCGTCTGGTGTTGCTGGAGCGACAATAGTTAAAACTGAACCAGAAGCAATTAAAGTAGAATTAGCAGAAACTGTACTGAATGTCGCTGTGCTTGACCCAGCAGCAAATATAATATTGCCGATAAGAGTTCCATTTAAGTTAACATTAAAAATAGTTGATGCACTTGCTGCAGTAGAAGCAGTACAAATCGAATTTATAAAATTAACTGGAAAATAAATATTTCTCACAATATCGAACTGCGCAACTATTTGACTTACAGTAGGCTTGCCTAGAACAACTACAGTAAAATCATAAGGCGTAAGATTCTGACTAACCCAAGTCATTGATATAGAATTATAAACCCAAGTATTTCCATTTGAAGTAAAGACTTGATTATTGGTAGGAGAGGTTGGAAACGCAAGTGACATTTAGATATCCTTTTTTTATTTCTGGCATATAGTATAATTTACAACAAATATCCTGCAAGAGTTCCACTTGCACTTGCTAAGGTAGCATCTGGTGTTGCTGGAGCGACAATAGTCAAAACTGATCCAGAATTAATAACAGTAGATCCTGTCGCTACAGATGTAAATGTTGCCGTATTAGAACCTGCTGCAAAAATAATAGATCCAATTGAAGTTCCATTTATATTTATGGTAAAAATTGTTTGCGCAGTAGGTGCTGTATTACAGTTCCAAAAAGAACCTACAAAATTAGCCGCAAATACGACTGGTCTTGCAATATCTATTTGAGCAACAACTTGACTTGCCGTCGGAATACCAGGAACGCCTCCTGGAAAATCGCATATATTTCTATCTATGCTTTTCCAGGATTTAGTACTTGCATTGTACATCCAAATACCACCGCTTGGTATATCTCTAAATATTTGATAATTCACAGCATCCGAACTTACTGGAAAAGCAATAGACATATTGTTTCCTTACGGTGCTAAAAAGACAGCAGGTACAGTTCCAGTGCCTAAAGAATAACCACTTGATGGAGCAGTTGATGGTGCGGCACCTGTCAATGTCTGGTAAATAAAAGTAATGGCAGTTGTATTTGCTGGTGTAAATCCGATCATAGGTATAATAGAAGCAACTGAAACTCCTAGCAATGTAGCAGCGGCACTTGAAGTTATATACATCCAGTATATTGTATTTGGGTATAGTGTAGTTGACTTAACTGTTGAGACAACATCTCCTGTTGCTCCAGTACTCATACCGGATGTACCAATTAAGAGAGAACCGGGCGATCCTGAAGCGTCGCTATATATACCAGCATAAGACGTTCCAGCAGCTGCAGTGGTGACCGTAATAATTATCCGTGTAAATGTAAGATTATTGCCAACTGTAAATGGAATAAAAATTCCACGGTTTGCAGTTTGTGCTAATGTAGTTAAAGCAGTTGAATTACTGATATAAGCAAGCCAGCGAATGCTTGCTGTTCCAACAGCTTTTGCGTTAATAAGAAAAGGCCCGCTTCCACCTATTCCAGCAGGACCTTGAATTCCTTGTGGTCCAGCAGGCCCTTGAATTCCTTGTAGACCTTGTTTTCCAGTAAATGCTTCAATCCATGCTCCAGGTGTAGACCAGTATATTTTTAAATTACCTGAAGTAGAGTCCCACCATAAATCTGTATTAGATGGCGATGCGGGCGGTGTATCCGAAATAACAGTGGATAAGCCAGCACTTACTGACATTGCAATCCATTCTGTTCCTGTGTCAAAATAAGGAAGATTATCTACTGTGTTAGTAACAAGCCTTCCTAATTGACTAGGAGCGACATTTGTTATGTTTATTAATGGTAATTGTGGAGTGCTTTCAAATTTCATATATTATCCAATAATGACCACGCGATGCGAATTAGATGCCGGAGCAACTGCAAAAGTAACTGTAGCAGTATTTACTGTTGGTGCAGATGTATCTACTAAAACGTTACTGTATGTCTCGGTATCTTTGACTTGTATGATTATATCCTGCGTATTTAAATTATGCGTAATAGTGAATGTTGTTGTTGTACCGTCACCAATGGTTTCTGCAAATTTATTCAGTATTTGAGTTTTATCGATCGAAAGACCTGTTGAATCTGTCTTTAATCCAGAACCAGAAGGTAGCTGAACAGCAAGACCTTCGGGTCCTATAACCAAACCAGAATTAGATTGAAGTAAAATTCCAATCTCATTACCAAAAGCAACTAAACCAGAATTAGTAATTAAAGATATTTTTAAAGCATCTAACGATGCTTGAAGACTTGTAATTTGTGCAATAACTGAATCCGGCATGAATTCAGGAAGAACTTTATTTTCACTATCTAGTAATTCTGTTACTTGGAAAATTTTTGGTTTAAATGTCATATTCTTTTTTCCTATTTGGAAAGCTCAAATGATTTAAATAAATTGACTATACACTCCTGCCTTTAAAGGCAGGAGTGTAGAGTCCTAAAGTTTTTTAAACTTCTGTAGAATCTTCATCGCGTGAACGGAAATAGTCAATTAGTTCATTGAGCATACCTTGCTTTTGAGGATTGACTATGTAAAGACCTTGTGCGTCTCTGTTTAAATCAAAAATAGGATCAAATCTATGTTTACGCAGAATCTGCTCACGCCATCCATATCCACGCTTTGACTTCTTACCATGGAAGTAGTGCACCATTAGACCATCGACGTAACCTACATTGCCTTGGATATAATCTTTGCAATTTTTATCCAATTTACTAAGCAACATTTTATAACCATCAGTTAAATCAGACTGAATAATGTTTTCACCTAGTCCCACTAAACTATAGGTTAAAAACCAGTCTCCTGCACCTACAATATTAAAGTCAGGGATACCGCCAATAGCTTCGATAGCCTCTCTACGAGCTGCCCAAGCCAGTCCTGTAGCACCTTTGAGACCGCTGCCATATTCGGATAGTATTCTCTCATTACCATTCTTATATGTATACATAAAGCTAGTAGCTCTACCTATTACATTACTTTGTGGACCTAAATCAATGTACTCAGAAAACATTTGAGTAAATTTATAATGATCTAACGAATCTAAAGTGTCTTGAACCCAATTAGGATTTAAAAACTTTACATCAGCATCTATCCAAGCAATCTTTTTTGCTTCTAAAGGTAACTTGGAAATTCCAATATTGATTAAGTTTTCTTTATGCCAGAATTCTTGGTTTCCACGTACTTGAATATGGTAAGGATTATTTTCTTGCGTAACTTCGTGTTTTCTTCCAGCAAAAGCTAATTCTACCGTATAGAATTCTACATTAGAAAAAGACTTCATATACTCTGCAAACTCACGATACAGTCTGTATCGTGATTTATATTGCTGCGGATTAGATACTACTGTTAGTACATATAATTTTTCAGACATTATAACTCACCTTTTGGTATTTAAATAAAGAAATCTATAAAGAGCTGTCTCTTCAGCATATGATTTAAGCCAGCTGCTTATAGATTAAAATCAGATATTTAAAAGTTTTAAAAATCCATCCAAGATATTTTCTTAACTGTATCTAATATATCTTCAGAAACTAAAAACTCCTCTAAAGACATATTTTTCTTCATCTTCCATGAATGGTAAATATTCTCAGAAGGACTGACCCATTCTAAGTTAGAAGCTTTGTTATTTAGCTTATTACCATCGATGTGGTTAACATAGCAAAAGCCTGGTTTGCATGGACCGTAAAAAGCTAAACAAATCAGTTTATGTACGTAGACGTATCCGATGTTTTGAATATGTATTCTTTTATACTGACCTGTATTGCTACCTGTAGAAACAATGCGAGTGCGCAATGACAATATTTCTCCATTTTCATTTGCTAAATAATTAGGTACTCCTGGTATTTCATACCATCCATGATATATATGTGATTGTTTTTTAATATACGTCATAATTTTATTTAGACTTAAATTTATAGTGGAATCAGAGAATCAGTATCCTAATTCCATTGCTAACATGTCTTTCTTAATACAAACACCTAGAGTCTCTACTATCATTCTAAAAGATTTAGTGAGCTCTAAGACGATGCGTTTTATATCTATTACTTCAATTATTTCTACAGGGATTCCTTGGCTATTGCAGTAGCTTTTATTGAGCAAAATAGTGCCTAACTTTTCTTTATTATATTTAGTTAAAGTATTTTGGAGTCTACTAGCTACTTCTCTATCTTTCATTTCTAGTATCCATTTTAAACTAGCTGTCTTATTAGGCATGTTTAGAGGTATTTTAATGACTTCGTATGGCACGTTTTCTATGGTACCGTATTTATTCTCAAATACTTCAGTCCAAAGCAAATGGTGGAAATAAGGTGTTATATTTAAAGCTCCGGCATAAGCTTCAAAGTTTTTTATTTTTCCAGATCTAAAGTACTCGGTTTTACCACTCTTTATACTGTCATAAATCTTTCTCTCTAAGTTAGCTAATTCTGTCATTTTTTGTTTTATAGAGAGTTTTTTATTATTATAGACATCTTCTAAAATAGACTGCATCCATTCTTTAGATAACTGATTAATAGCTGGTGGCACTGCACTAGACTTTAAGTGCACTCCTTTAATTTCAAATTTAGGTTTTTCAAATACATTGCCTTCTTGCACTGTCATCATTGCAAAATAATGTTTTGCTACACTGGTTTGCACAAAAACAGGGAAACTATATTCAGGCTTCATACTGAGTATGGAGAGTTTGTTTCTAGCTACATTAATATTAGCAGAGAGAATCTTTAGTCCATTAGCTATAGATTGGGTAGTAATAAATGCTACGGACGCAGCTAATGAAAAACTCTCAGTAGAGAAATACATTTTTTTATAATACCACTGAATGTACTCATCTACAGAAAACATAGTACTATCTGTATCCGATAGCACTACAGCTCTCCTGACCATAGAAGGAATATATGCTACAGATGCCGGGACACAAAGACTAGCAAAAAAGACACGGATAAATTGCTGATAGTAGTCTAGCGTATCATTTATATTCTTTACAGTACCACAAATATAATCTAATGTGGTTTGCGGCATTTTATCATATTCTTTGCCTAAACCTTTTACTTCTTCACTACAAATAATGCTGGCAAAATTTACTATGTTTTCATCTGAGTTTTTAATAAAATCTATAGAATCCGGTATACTAATAGTTTTCTTTTCTTTGAGTTTAGTTAGGAAGTCGTAAATAAAGTCAGAATTTAATTCACGGATATGGTATAAGTCTCCAGTATAAACAAATGCTGCTTTTTGTACTGGGTTTAAAGTATCTACGAAATCTTTTATTTTATTTAAATAAAAAGGATTATTCCAGTACAGTCTGGTAGAGTATTCTATACACTGCACTACCTGCTCGGTTGTAGGATATTTTAAATTAAACCTACGTATAACTGACTCTATTTCTTCTAAGTTTGAAATTTGAATAATAGACAATATGTTATTTATCACACTGTAGTAATCTCTATAATGCCTGTTTCCAGAAATAAGTTTCTCATTAATTGCATTACCTAACGAGCTCACTGCACGAGTAGTAGACGTTAGAGTGCTGTGTGCTGTAAGATTAAACAAAGACGTACCTGTAGAGCCAAACGCACCAGATAAACTGTTATTATAAATTTTCTTAATGCCTTGTTCATTATTTTTAGCAATGTACAGCTCAGTATCCCCCCTAGCTTGTGCCATAAATGCTTCTTTTTTAGCTTTGGAGCGCACTTTTACATTTTCGGCAATAAATAAAGAATGTATGGATTGCTTTACTTCGCTACTAACATATGAAGTCATAGTAGGAGCTAGTATTTCTTTATTTTTTACTACATCTTTAATATATTCAGAAAGCCTTATCTGCTTGGAATATCTGTCTCCATTTTCTTGTCTTTCCAGATATTTAACATTTGGATTTCTAACTTTATTATTTTTGTTTGTTTGAATATAGTTCTTTAATAAATCTCTGCATTCTTGTATCGGTTTTTTTGTTTTAAGATGAATATACTTACTCATCTGGTCCATATAAGCTTCTATAGGCTCGATTTTTCTTTGGTAGTACTCATCTGCTAATACAAAATGATTTGCAGCCATCTATATATGTCCTTAGGAGTTTCTTTTTCTAAAAGATTATTCAGAGACTTAAAAAAAATACCACTCCGGCCTTTGTAAGGCTGGAGTGGTATTGACGTGAGTTTTTTAAACTCTATGGAGACTCGCATGTTGTAGCGAGAGGGGTTGACACGCTGTGGCTATAAATACGCTATAACTTTAAGTCGTTTAAATGAGTAATTTACCACGGCGCGTCAAATAGGGGGCAGGAACGATTAAAACAAAGCAAGATCTACAAAGTCCATCTCTATTGCTGTAAAAGGAACCAAAAGGAGTAGGAAAAACCTTTTTACAACAACATATAAGTGAAGATGGCCAAACCTTTTTTAGGTAAGACAGCTAAGGAAGAATTTTATCCTTAAAGCTCGTTCATTGTAGTCTCACACCTCTTTAGTTAATGCACAACGCATTTTTCTTCGACATCTAAAGAGTTTTTAATCGTTCCTGCTTGATTTGTTTGGTGCTGTCATAAAATATATAGTTATTTTAACTAGTTACTATCTGAATAGAGTTATAACCAGCATTTAACAGAATATTTCTTATTACAGTAACATCTGCAGTAGTCACTTTAGTTACTGTTACAGTAATAGTAGCAGTAGTAGCTACAGTTATACTAGATTCATTAATCCATACATTTGCTAGTACGACATTCGTGCCTGCAGATGTTTGAAATAACAAATACACATAAGATTGTGGGTTATTAGGAGTTCCTGCAGGCAATGCTGGATAAACTATTTGCGCTTGTTGATCAATATTTGCAAATTTCATTGCTGTGTCGTGATTCATAATCGACAGCAATGTAGCATTATTAAATTGAGTGCCTAAAATAGCTGGAGCTAATGTGAGAAAATTATAAGAAGTACCTATTTGATAATTGTACATGAAATATCCTCAATTGCCTAGTGGGTAGATTGTTAAAATAGTAAATTGCGGATAAACACTATCTAAAACATAGATATTTTCGTCCGAGAGAAATCCATACTCTTTGAGTTTAAAATAAATGTCTAAGGCGCAATAATTGCATGTATCGTAATATACGCTACGAATCAATGGATTTGTAAAAAGAACATCAGAAAAAATAGTAGCTGACAAATCTAAATCATTGGTAAATTTATCTGTGTACGTTTTTAGTGAAGTTTCCATACACATTAATGCAAAGTTTATGCATTGATAAAAGAGTTGCAATAGCTCTTTCTCATACTCAGGATTTTGAGCTGTTAATTCATTTTTAAATGGAGTAAAAAATCTATTTACAAATACGTTATAAGATACCGAGGTGTCGATAACTATTCTCGTTATTTCTTCTACACCACGGTATCTATGTTGAGTTCTCGATGTATTTAAAATCATTATACATCCTCTACATTTTTTTCATGTATTTTAAAGAATCCAATTGTAGTTGGATCTATAAAATCTATAGACTGAAATAGTAGAAGTCCGCTAGAATTATAGAAAGGATATTTATTGACTAAGTTTATTACAAATTGAGAAATTAAAATAAATTCATTTATAACTCTTTCTTTAAATACCTTATCGCCTTCAAAGATTAAGTCATCTAAAATATATTTTAAGTCATCTAAAATAATTCCTTCAACAATGGTTTGATTGTGACGATTCTTTACTATACTGAATAAGTCTTCTTCCAAACCTTTACTTTTATATAGTATATCTTTATAAACGGTATTTAGCCATAGATTGTCATATCGCACAGGACTACTAAATAATACCTCAGTAGCATGAGGAATATGGTCTAAGTTAAATGAGACATAAAGTGCCATTCTTGTCTTTCATTAAATTTAAAATTGTCGCGACGTACAATTTCTATTAAAGCTGTAGTCTTATCATACATTTTTATAAATAAATAATCATTGTCGATATCGAGTCTTAAATATTTGATAATATTTTCTATTCCGAGATAGTACTCTTCTACTAAAGATTCCACAGTATATTCTAAAAAATCTAAGTTTCTATGTAAAGCATTAGGACATAGAGACTCTATGTAGGAATATGTAGGATCTTTATAGTCTATTTCATTAGGAATTTTTGCAAATATTGAAATGACTTCAAATACATTTACATTTCCATTACAAATTTTATCAAACAAAATCTGATATTTTTTAGCCCAGTCTAAATTATAGAGAAAATAACTGGCCAAGTGAGCATCGCTTTCAGTTATACTAATCTTCAAACGTATCACTGCGCTCTCCTATTATTTAACGATAGTCGATTATTTCTATATTTCTAGTGATTTTTCTCTCATCTCTTAAACTGCGTTCTTCTTCTTCTTGTTTTTCTTTTTGAAGAGTCCAATCATAAATTCGATAATCTACTGTTTTTTGAACTAAACAAATAGACCCTAACTGTTTAGTCAAATAAATAATCCACGGATCATCTTTAATAAAATTATATACTTTTTCTGAAAGAGGATTGAGTAAAAGATCTATATCGATCTCTTGATTTAAAATAGGCTTTTGTAATTCAGGTTTAAAACAATTTATAAAAGCATCTAAATATCTTCGGTGTGTAATATACGCGCTATTGTTTTCAATGATTTTATTGATATAAGCACGTATAGCTTTTATACCATAGTAGCTATAAGCGCTATCGTTTTTTAAGAATTTTCTTTTATTACGCATAACAAAAGCATTGATAACTATTTTACCTTTAGAATTATATACGTCTTCATTAACAGTATCTATATTCTTAATTGGAACGCCACTATTGAGTCCACTTTTGGTGTAGTAATTTTCCCCATCTGTTAAGACAGGATCTATCTTTCCTACTATATAAATTCCTTTAGGATTTTCTTTAAAAATATCCGGATAATTAAAATTTATATATGTCAAACTATCTACACAATCGATAGGTAAAAAATCATGAGCTACTATAAGGTCTTGAGCGGACATTTAAGACTCCTAAAAATAACGGATAAGAATAATTTCGTCATATGTACACATGACTTTAACTTTTTCTTTTGGATTTAAAACAATTTTATATCCAGACAAAACATTTTGAATTACTATTATCAAAGTAGGACTCAAAGCATCACATATGACACGCGCCATGTCGTTATGAGGCAAGTTGAGCACACGCCCCTTTACGAATAAATCTAGCACTATAGATATAGTCCTAGCAATACAATAATCAAAAATATCTTCAAACTGCGCCTCTTTAATATTAAAATAATCGCATTGTTCTTTTATTCTTTCTAAGATGATATTTTTATATGGACGAATATCGAGAATTATGATACTGTGATTTACAGAAGTAGAATCAGTCATTAGAGTTTCCTTACCTAACATTAGATAGATGCTAGTACTAAACTTTTCCTATTGTACAGTATGATAATATATCTTTTTAAATTAATCTAAAAAGACCACAGTGACCAAAACAAAGAGATAGACAGGCCGGGATATACCCCAGCCTGTCTATCTCGTTAGAGAGTCTATATTTTATAAAATCATACCATCGTTATTTGCCGAACTATGATCGTCTTCTGTCAAAATACTTTTATGTACTACAGTGGCTCTGTAGTCGTCGTGTACTTTAAGTTTCTTACTCAAAGCATCTATAATGCCTAAAAAATGTCCAGTAGAAGCCACTAAGTGATATGGCAATTTCATGGATTCAATGTTTTTAAACTTTTCAAAAGCTCCTAAACTAATAAACCCTACTGCTTGATATTCTACAGGAATATTTAAAACAGAAGATGTTTGATCATTAATTAAACTAACGCATGAAACAGCTACTTCTGCTTTTGGAATATCTATTGCGTTGCTGCCTGTGAAAATATTTAGTTTTGTAAAACCACCTTGCCAATTAGTGACTTTAGGGTAGTTTAAAAAATTAGACAAATCAGCTTTATCTAATTCTGTATTTTGACCTGAGAAAAACATAGACGTCACTACTAGGTCTTGAATAATTTTTTGATTTACAGCTCCACGAGGAGTCTGTTCTGAGTTTTCATAATAAAATGCACAAATAGGCAGATTCTTTTTCTTAGAAATCATCTCATATGACTTCAAAGTCTTTAGAGTATTATCTGTTTCAATTCTACTATCGCTACTACCTATAATTACGACAATAGTATTATGACTACCCACTAGTTCAGATACCAAGAGTGGGCCTATAACCGATCCAGAGCCCCCTGACGCCGAATGTATTACCACATTAATATCGGCAGGTTTGAATTCATGCAGCATCTCCCGAGATCTCTCAGAAATTGCATTGTAATTGGCATCTCTTTTCTTACCAGAACCATCTAAAGATTCAAAAAGATAAATTTGATTTTCAGGCGCATCTTTTTTAATATTAGAGCGGCTCGTATCAATTAAAAAAGACTGTACTTTAGCAAATCCTGCATCTTCATCATTTTCTTGATATTTTAAAAAATCGTAAGCTATGTTTAAACCTGCTCCACCGCATCCATAAATATTCATCTTTGCCATTAAACTATCCTTTTAAAACAATGAAAAAATATTCCACCAGATATAAACACGTCAATCTATTTTTAACTTTGTATTTTGAATGACTATTTCTAATAAAGCAGGACTAAATCTGCACGCCTGGGGAAACCCTATCGCACTAGCACACCATTCACTACAAAAGAATTTTTTAGGATCGTCTACTTTTACGTAAAAAAATTGACCTATCAATACTCCTAGCCAATCATAAGCTCTACCTTTGGTTTGTTCAAAAAAAGATAAAACATCATTAGGATTGACTTCAGGTAAGTCGTATATTCTCCAAAGACCAGGATCGTTTGTAAATATATCTTTTCTTACACCTATTCCTGGATATGACGAATACTTATATCCATCTATCACGATCTCTACGTGTGATGTATCGGATTGGGTACGCATGCAGATTAATTTATCTACAATGGTTTTATCCCCAACATAAAAAGCCAGTTGTACTGCCATGATTAACCACCTTGTAAGTTAGTTTTTTAAATAAAGATACTCACAAGATAGTTAATCTTTTATTATCCGTACATACTTACGTATGAGCGATTATTGAAATTAATATTACCTGCATAGTTGATAGAATTGGTATATGCCTTATAAGAATCTGAATTATCCTTTTTTCTATAATTGTCTACACTGGCTGTAATGGTGTATTCGTTCTTATGTACAGTAGATATATATTTCCATGCTGATTTTCCTCTATACCCGCAGTACCTAGCTAAGGCTGCGTTTACTCTGCCATTAGCTTGCATTAACTGACGCTGAATAATCTCAGTACCTACATCTACTGCTGTTTCAATATTAAATAGACTTCTACCAGCAATTTCTTTTCTATGCCAGTATGGTACTACTTGCATTAGTCCTATTGCACCAGATCTAGACCTAGCATTAGGATTAAATCCTGATTCAGTTTGCATCACGGACAATATTAAGGCTACAGGTACTCCATAGTTAGCAGAAGACACGATTACTGCATGTGATATTTTCTCAGCAGTAGACATAGAGATTTTTTCACGAGATGTCTGATGGTCGAAGATGTATTGCGTCAAGTAGTCACTTTGTTTGTTGTTTTTCAGATAAGTAGTAATCTCATCTGCGTGGCTATATTGAAGGCAGCTCATGAAAAAGCTCAAAAGAAAAAGAGCAAACATTTTTACTATAAAGTAAGATCGTCGCATTTTTGAATCCTTTCTCTTAGAATAACAAAATAACACAAATATACGCATACTGCTTTAATTAGCAATAGCGTATATTTTAGAGAGCTACTATCTATCTTTAAGGATATATAGTAGACTAAACGATAATGTATGTCTTTAGTTTTTTCAAAACATACAATACCATTCTACATATATGCCCGGCAATAGGCATATATGTAGAATGATACACTTGAATCTAAGGTAATATTGTTGCAAATATATGTAAAATAAAAATTTAAGGCTAATCCTAATGGGGAGTATTTTTATAAAACCCCAAAAACGTTGTAAAGGCCCATTTTCTTTTTCTTTTTTTTATCTTTTATCTTTTTCCTATTTTCTATCTTTCTCTAAATTTACCGTAGGTACATTTAGATCTAACTTCATTCTTTCCGTAGGAACACTTCTTTAGTATGTCTACGAGCCAATAGCCGACGCCTATTGGTGCCATATAATATATAGACAATAATTTATTAAATAAATACAAAGTGGATATGAGGATACTAGTAGTTTGCTCAATCTTCTGGTCATAGACTGAAATATATCCGTCTATAAGTATGTTTATATATTAAAGGAAATACTCATGCCTGTCTTTGATTTATCATCAGTAAGTAAAGATGCAGATACTGCTAATATGGGAGATAGTCTAAATGCCGATGAACTCCAAAATACAAATACTGGAGAAGTTAGCAGAGATAAGACTAATACAGGGGAAATCATAAATGAGGAAAAGAGAAAATCTATAGAGTTAGATGGTCCTCTGTCATCTGTCTATGCACAAGCTTTAAATATAGCTTTTGCAAAAGAGTCTATGGCTGATGGCAGTTTTACACAGCTAGTCACATCTAAAGATGTAGATGATGAGGGTGTAGATCCTGATCTCTATATATATGCATCAGATGACAAGTCTTTGAATTTAGACGGTGTGGGCAGACACTTTGATAAGTTAAGAGTAGCTCTAGATAGATATAGTGAAAAGAAGAAAATTGTAATTATTGAAAACAGCAATCTAGATAGACCTCGCTTAGCTATTGAAGCTTTAGAAGATTTTGCAATCTCAAAGAAAGCAAAAATGATGTATAGTAGACGAGTAGCTGTAGAAGCCATTAAATCGGCTATTAAAGCTTTGTACTGAGAACAGTGAGTACTATGTATGTCTATCAGTCTAAGAGACGTTCTAGACCCTTTATTTGAGGGAATTAAATTTGACCAAAAGAAAGCTAGAGCTTTTTATGAATTCCAAGTAGGATTTGTCAATAAAAACGAAGAACACATGGTTTTCTTTGGTGGAAATTTATTAGGAGTAAATGTAGTTAGGTTTACTTCTGCGGATTATAATAAGTTTTTTGATACAGTAGTAGGCGTAGATTCTGGGCAAATTATAGCTGCTATTAAAACTGATAAAAATATAAATCAAGATTTTAAAGTAGTCAGTGATGAATTAAACATTATTTCTTTTTATTGCGCGTATAGATTTTTAACTAGTCCTTATTTAGACGATAAAGCAAAGCATAGAGCAGCTAGCGATGCTATTTTAATATATCAATATAGAATCATATCGTCTTTACTATCTCACTATTTTAAATACCCTGCCGATCCAGACATAGCTCAGGCTACCTACGCTGCTTTGAGTGGCAGGTATTTAATAAAGAAGTTAGGGTCATGGCAAGAAGTCTTTAACTATAGATGTGAAGAAATCTTAAAAGAAGATACTATTCATTCACATATTTTACTAAACTTTAATGATGATTCAAAAATAATATACTTGATCTCCGATACACAGGGGCGTATTCGGGATATGGTAAAGAATATCTACGCTGAATTTAAAACAGTGCATGTGAGCGGCCAGAGAATCGACACTACGTCTTTAAACGACATTTCTCTAGATGGTCAAGAAATTATTAGAGATAAAATTAAGACTCCTGATATTTATCAAAAATATATAATGTCTGTTTTATCCGATCAGCATACATTTATTAAAGAAGAATTAATAGATGTAGTAAACCAGGTAATGCCAGCAGTGTCTGTAAAACTATTTCGCGGCGCTTTAGAGTGGCTCAGTATTGAGGCTCATGGAAATAATAGAAAACTAGTAGAGTCTTTTGTCAAAGAGGTGCTACTCTACACAATTGAATATTTACAAAAAAATGGCAGCCTAATTAAGCAGAGTAAAGATCTAATCTTTCTACTGAGTCAAATTAGAAACTTGTATTTGTCTAGTCGTTCTACTGACAGTTATTTAAAAGAAATCAGAGAGAGTGGATCTACTCTTATTAATTTATATAGAAAAGATCTAGGAGAAGCTCAAATTTCTGCTATTAGAACATCTGTCATTTTATATATTTGCCTCAGAGCATTCACAAAGCATCACTATCATGGTTAGTAGATTTTTTATTTATTACTATTTCGTATTAGCTTACATTAAAACTATATTGTTTTTTAAAGGTTTTCGTGTTTTTGAAGATCAAAATCCAATAGTAGCCGATCCTTCTCGTTTTTATAGATTTCATACCGATACTGAAAAAACTATTTCATTTACACTCTATAAAGTATCGAAGAAAACAATTGTTTATAAATTTGGATTTTTTAAATTAAAACGCTCTATAAATTATTTTCTAAAAATAGAAGTAGAAAATGGTCTACCTGATTATTTAACTAAATATAATAGAATGAAATTAGAATCTATCGGTTTTTATATTCCTGAGAAAGAAGAAGACTTATTTTTACAAGTATTAGTAAATAAGTATATGGACTATGTACGAAAATTTAGAAATTAAAAAAGAAAACCTGTGTACCTAGCTGCTTTAGGCTAGGTACACAGGTGTGTGATTCTATGATATCTGCTCTATATTTTAAAAGGATGCATAATGCCTCGTACAATTTATTCTCCTGTAGCTCCTATTTCTGATTTTTCTATATTGCCAATAATTGATGGTGGCACATCAGCTAATAATGCAGTTGCAGCAATTTCTAATTTACACGCAGTACCTTTGACTGAGTTAGGTCAGCCAAAGGGTGTAGCTAAGTTAGATCAAAATGGTTTAATTCCTTTATCAGAAGTGCCTCAAGCCATTATTAATGGAGCTGCGGTACTTATATCTGGTCCTCTGTCTTTAGGCATAGGTTTGACTGGTACGTACACTATTAATAACTATGTATCCACTCAAACTTATACTGTAACTACCACTACAGGTACAGTATCCGTGTCTGGTGCTACGATTACTTATACTGCTAGTTTAAATGTAGGTCAAGGCGGCTTTACTGTAAACGGAGTAAATGTATCTGTCAATATAGTAGACCCTGGTGCGAATCCTACAGTTACCGGTCCTTCTTCTTTATTAGAAAATTCCCAAGGCTCGTATACAATTACAAATTATGACCCTAATAGCCAGTATACAGTCACTGCTACACAAGGAACTGTAACAGTATCTTTGCCTAACATTACGTATACAGCTCCACCAGGAGACGGTTCTACGACTCTAGGAGCTGGTTTTACAATCAATACTACAGCTATCCCTGTGACTATTACGCCTCCTCCAGTGCCAATAATTACAGGACCTACAAGTGCGCCTATTAATTACACTATTACACTGACTATTAGTAACTACACGCCTCCTGGCACATATAGAATATCTACTAATGCCGGTACAATATCAGCACTCAATACTACAAATGGTACATTTACGTTTACAGCTCCTAACAGCGCTTCAATTGCTACTATTACAGTTAATTCAGCTTCATATACAGTAAATGTAACGCTACCTACTATTGCGACTCCTACTATTACCTCTCCAGTTAATGGAGCGGCTAATTTAGGCCCTTCTGCTACTATTATTTCTAGTGCATTTACAATGCTAGGAGGCTCTGATACTCAGAAGTATAGTAATTGGCAATTAGCTACAGATTCTGCTTTTACTCAAATTGTTACACAGTCTTTAAATGATGGTGTCAATTTAACTTCGTGGGTAGTTAACAATTTATTAAATAGTACTACCTACTACGTTAGAGTGCAGTATACTGGACAAAATAATGAGACTAGCCAATACAGTAGTCCTATTAGCTTTACTACTAAAGCTGTGTATGCTCCTACTGCAATTGTATCAAGTATAACTAGTGGAAACGGTGGCGGTTTTGGCGGTGCAGTCTCTATCAATAGTACAGGCACTATAGCTATTATTGGAGCTTATGGTGAAGGTGCAGCCTATATCTATACTAATCAAGGTGGCACTTGGACTCAGACAGCTAGAATAGCTAGCGGAGTAGCTAATAGCGGTTTTGGCTGCGCAGTCTCTATAAATAGCGATGGCACTATAGCTATTATTGGAGCTTCTGGTGAAAACACTGCTACAGGTGCGGCTTATATCTATACCAATCAGAATGGCATATGGACGCAGACTGCTAGACTAGCTAGTGGAGTAGCCTATGGCTATTTTGGCGGCTCAGTCTCTATAGATAGTTTAGGGACTACAGCTATCATTGGAGCCAGTGTGGAATCTTCCGGTGGTAGTGCCAATGTAGGTGCAGCATATATCTATACTAATCAAAGCGGCACCTGGACGCAGAATGCCAGATTGTCTAGTGTAGGCGGTGGAAATTTTGGCACTTCAGTCTATATTAATAATACAGGCACGGTAGTATTTATAGGATCTCCTGGTGCAATCGCCGGGGAAGGTGAAGCTTTTATCTATACCAATCAGAATGGCACATGGACACAGACTGCTATATTAGCTAGTGGAGTAGAAGTTAGCTATTTTGGCTGGTCAGTCTCTATAAATAGCAACGGCACTATAGCTCTCATTGGAGCTTATGGCGAAAATGCAGCCTACATCTATACCAATCAAAATGGTACATGGTCGCATACTGCTAGACTGGTTAGCGATGTAAGTACTAACTATTTTGGCTATTCAGTCTCTATCAATAGTTCAGGCACTGTAGCTATCGTTGGGGCATATGACACCAACTACTATAAAGGCGCAGCCTACATCTATACCAATCAAAATGGTACATGGACGCAAACTGCTAGTATAACTACTGGAGTCACTAATGGCTATGATGGCGATAGAGTCTCTATAAATAGCGATGGCACTATAGCTATAATTGGAGCTCCTGATGAAAACTCCGGTACAGGTGCAGCTTATATAGCACAATAAATTTTTATAAAATTATACAGCCTACAGACTATCCTGTAGGCTGTATCTTTCTTTTTTTTTTTGTTAAAAAATATGATCCTCTATTTAGAAGACTGGAAAAAGTATCCACAGGCAAAGATCCATATTAATACAAAGAATAAGACTTTCCTTAATTTAGCTGCATTATATAAAACTATGGGAATTAAAAACCATGCATTTATGCTGGCTTTAATAAACCCTAATTTAGAATTTGTAGATCCCCATGATCCTGACCTATCCATGGAAATCATTAGTCAGATTGTAGTAGAATGTAAACTAAACCCATGGTATTTCTTTCGTGAAGTAGCCCGGATTCCTGTACCAGGATCCCCTGAAGCTATAAGGTTTATTGCTTCAAGGAGTAATATTGCTTTATATTGGTTATTCTTTAACCATATTACTACAATTTTAGTGCAGATTCGCCAAACAGGTAAATCAGTAGCTGTGGATACTTTGTTTGTATACTTACTAAATGTACTCACGAGTAACACGACTATTGCACTACTGACTAAAGACGATAGTCTAAGATCTTTTAACTTAGAGCGTTTAAAAAATATCTTTGCTGAGCTACCCTATTATTTAAATCTTAAAGGATCTAACGATATTAGTAATACGGAGATGCTCACGGTTAAAAAACTTGGCAATGAATTTAGAGCATTTGTGCCTCAAAAGTCTGTAAAAGCAGCTTTAAATGTAGGGCGTGGTTTGACTGTGCCTATAATCTCTTTTGATGAGGCAGCTTTTATATCTAATATAGAAATATCTGCTCCTGCAGCTCTAGCAGCTGGTAGTGCAGCTAGAACATTTGCACGTCAAATGGATCTGCCGTATGGTACGCTTTTTACTACGACTGCTGGTAAAAAAGACGATAGAGACGGTAAATTTATATATACACTAGCTCAAAATTCTGCAGTACTCAATGAAAAGTTTTTTGATGCTGAAAATTTAGAAGACCTAGAAAAAATCATTAGGGCAAATTCTCCTAAAAAACAATTAAGAGTCTATGCATCTTTTAATCATAGACAATTAGGTTATACTGATGCGTGGCTGAAGAAAACTATTGAAGAAGTAGAAAAAACTGGTGAGAATTCACAAGAAGATATTGAACGTGACTTCTTTAACAGGTGGACTTCTGGCTCTCAAGTCTCACCACTACCAATAGAAATATCAGAGAGAATACGTGAGTCACAGACAGATATAGTGTATACAGAGATATCTAAAATTCACGGATATGTAACTAGGTGGTATGTAGCCGAATCATCTATAAAATCTCTCTATCTAGACAAAAGCATTATTATGGGTATAGACTCTAGTGATGCGGTTGGAGGAGACGATATAGCTGTAGTTATCAGAGACGTAGCTACAGGCAAAGTTTTAGCTGCTGGAAATTACAATGAAACAAATTTAATTACGTTTTCAGAATGGTTGCTCGACTGGTTTATACGCTTTCCTAAACTCACTCTAATTATAGAGAGGAGATCTACAGGAGCTATGATACTTGACTATCTTACACTCATGTTAGTAGCTAGGAATATTAATCCATTTACTAGAATTTATAATAGAGTAGTACACGACTACTTAGAAAACCCAGATAGCTTTCAAGAAATTTCTAAAAATCAAAACTATAGATTACAAGAGCTAATAGTCAAGTATAAAAAATCATTTGGATTTGCCACATCTGCATCTGGACTAGGTAGCCGCTCTGATCTGTACAGTACTACTCTTTTGTCCTGTGCAAAATACACTTGCGATTATGTTCACGATAAAACTTTAATAGATCAGATATTAGGACTAGTAATTAAAAATGGGAGAGTAGACCATGAAGCAGGCTCTCATGATGATAGTTGTATTGCATGGCTTTTATCGTATTGGTTAATGACACAATCTAAAAATCTATCCTTCTACGGGATAGATACTACTCAAATATTATACAATAATTCTGTTAAGCAAAAAGAATATACTGAGGAAAATAGCTACGATAATATATATCAAAAAAACGTTAAAGAAGAAATTGACTCTATTATAGAAAAACTTAAAAAAGAAAAAGACGACTATTTAATTACAAAGCATGAAAATAGACTCAAATACTTATACAGTCAATATAATCAGTCTGCTGGACAAATAGTCTCTTATGATGAACTCATAAAAGAGTTGAAAAACTATAGAAAAAGAGACCAAAAGAATCTGCAAAATCAAAGCGCTTATGGTAGGTATGCAAATTATAATAATAAAACTGTATTTAGAATTTAAAAAAAAAGAAAATACACACTCTAGGCCGTAACAGCCTAGAGTGCGTATCACTATTTCGTAATATCTGATGCGGGTTTACATGAGTCTGTAGCTATCTTTTAAAATGATTTCCACGTACTCATTTAATTCTTTTAGTGTAATTTTTTCTTCCATGTTTTTATTTTTTATAGAATCCAAATTTACACTCAAACCAGGCCTTTTTTCATTAAGAATAAATGCTGCAATTTCTGCGGCTTGAGCGATAGTTTTATTTTTCACTAACATTTCTTTATCAGTATACCTAAAGGCTCCTGTATCGCTGCCTTTGTTTTCTTGATTCTTGCTACGATTTGCAGTAGGATTAAATGTACGTCTGTTGTTTGTAACTGAAATGTTTTTCATAGTTTTTTAAAGAAATTAATAGAGAAATATATAGCTATTTGTTATACGGCTATATATGATTTATTTGTATCTAAATTTTCACCATAGATAAACTAATTTAATAAAAAAAAATAGTCAGTCTTAACTGATATTGTTTATTTTAGGCGCCATAGCCATAGAAATTCTTCTATGGCTATGGCGCCTATATGGCTATCTGGTAGTTTATCTAAACCACCAGATAGCCACAGGTGTCACAATCATGGCTGCGCTAATAAGCGCGGCTATGATAGTAGCCGGCCAACTTCCGCCGTCCAGCCACTTCAAAAATTTTCCAATCATTTTACTCTCCAATAAAAGTTGCCTCATCTACACCATTGCAGAGAGGTCAATAGTATAATATATGACTGTAAAAAAATCAGATCGATGTTAGATACTTAGATATCCTATCTCTCCTAGCTTTATAACAGGCTAGGAGAGATAGGCTTTATCCAAATTGGACTTTTATTGACTTAAGAATATGCTTCGGTAAACCAATTATGAATAAATATATCTACTACAAAACGTCTGATAAAATTATTTTTGTTTTAATAGATTCAGGGACGTAATCTAAAGATAGTTTATTTTGCATATAGGCTATTTCGCAAAGTTCCTTAGTTTTCAAATCTTCAGGCGCATATTGTAAAGCATTGCCATTTTGCTTGCAAGCTATTTCGCAAAGTTCCTTAGTTTTCAAAGCTTCAGGAACGTACGAAAGCGCATAGCCTTTTTGCTCGCAAGCTATTTTACAAATCTTTGCTTTCTTTAGATTTTTAGGCACGTATTGTAAAGCCCAGCCATTTTTCTTGCAAGCAATTTGACAGAGTTCTTGCGTCTTTAGAGTCTTAGGTACAAATGACAGAGCCCAGCCATTTTGTTTACAAGCTATTTTGCAAAGTTCTGCTGTTTTTAAATTTTTAGGCACATGTTTCAAAGCCCAGCCACTTTGCTCGCAAGCAATTTGACATAGCTCTTGAGTTTTTAGATTTTTGGTCACGTATTTTAAAGCCCAGCCATTTTGTTTACAAGCTACTTTGCAAAGCTTTTCTGTTTTTAGATTTTTAGGAACGTATTCCAAAGCCCATCCATTTTGCTTGCAAGCTACTTTGCAAAGCTTTGCTGTCTTCATTTCGATTGGAACGTTCACTAATTCCAAACCGTTTTTTGAAACTTTTTCCATCCACTGCTCGTACGTCTTTTCCATTACAATCTCCAAAAATGACGCCTATCCACACATTTATAGAGAGGTCATATTGATTATATGCGGCTATATAAAAATCCAATTAAGATTAAAAAATAGTAAAAAATAATTGAAACCAGATGCCTTTTATTGGCATCTGGTTTCAATGTTTGTTTAACTTACCTGATAAATAATCATTCCCGCTATAGATAAAATCATATCACCAGATACAGTTCTATTAATAAAACGCAAATATACGTTAGAGTAATTAGTAAAGGATCCAGTAATATTGAGTAATTGATTAAATTGGCTAATTGCGTATGTATATTCGTAACCGCCGTACATTAAAACAAAATGTGTAGGAGTAGGAGCCTGTAATTCACCTGCTCCAGTGTTAACTAGAGGATGAGTAGCCCAGTATACATTGTTAAGCCAAGTATTAACGTCTGTAAATCCACAAGATACATCTATAGATTGATAGTTAGTGGAGCTAGAAATTTTTGCATAAAGATTTTGACCATATGCAGGAATATCTGTACCAGAGACTTGTGAAACAGTCCACGGAGTTTGCCCGGTAGAAGGAGCCTGCAGTAGAGTAATATCTAAAAGCTGTGTATCTACGTAAGGCCTAAATGTAGCCGATACGGTTGAGAGATTTAGTTGTACAGCTTTTCTTTGTAAATACCCATAAGCTTGAGG